AGAACCACCACCCATTTCTTTGGTTGGGAACATAGAACCAACAACATCATATGTATGGTTTGTTACAACCATAGGAACTTTTGCTTTACCAAGTTTCAATGTCAATACACGAAATGCAGCCTTGAGAACTTGGGCCCGTGTCATATCACGAGTTTCTTTACCTTCACTAGTATCCTCTACTTCTTTAGTTGTAGACAACATACCAAGTGAATCCAGACATAACATCATTGGTTTTCTGTCTGCTTCGTTCTGTTGCAGATATGCATCCAACACTTTAATTGACTGAGTACGAAACTCTTGTACAGTTGTCACTGGAAGAATAACCATACGAGAGGGGTCGATACCTCTATCAATTACCATCTGTTTAGTGATTGCACTTTCTGATTCAAAATACAAAACGCCTGCATCTGGATTTGAATCCAAAAACGACTTTACCATACCCATCACAAAGAAAGTCTTACCAGTTGCAGACTCACCAGCAACAGCAGTAATCTTATTTGATGGAAGTCCACCATAGATACTACCACTTAACAACGCATTAAAAATATACGAACCTGTATCAATAAATGAACTTACATCTCCAGCTTCAACGCCTTCTGATACAAGTGCAGCATATTCGTTGCCTGCTGTCTTGGCAATGTCTTTTAAAAAATCCATTATATGTCTCCATCACTCCTGTGGTTTGAACGAAACGCCTCAAATCCATCAGGATATCTCGCTTCCAATTTGTCTATATTAGTATCTATAACATCTTCCAAAGAGATATTCAGTGCAATACAAGCTTGTACAATGTACCACATAATATCACCAAGTTCACGTTTCATGTGATATTGTGCATCATCATCCATAGGTTTACCTTGGAAGATACACTTCTTCACAATTTCTGCAAATTCACCACCCTCTGCACTGATACCAATTGCAGCGGTTAGAATGCGTTCTGGTGAAACACCGAACCCATCAATAACATCTAATGCATCAGAAAACGCCTGTGGATCAGATGATGCATCACTAGTTACAGCGTCTACAAATCTAGCATAGTCTAGTAGAAAATTGTTGTCCATTATAAATCTCCAAAGATAGTGTTATGAGTGTTATATACTTTAACAAATGTTGTGCATTTTGTCAAGTCTTTTATTCGTCTTGCTCCAACATAAGTACAGGACGATCTGATTCCACCAAGAATAGTTTGCACAGTATTAACAATACTTCCTCTGTAGGGAACAATGACTTCCTTTCCTTCTGCGGCTCTGTAGTCTTTAAGTCCACCGAAATGTTTTTCATTTGCAGTCTCCGAGCTCATACCATAGAATTTTACTCCTACTGGTTCTGGATTGTCATCTTCCAATATATATTCTCCCCCACCCTCATCGTGACCTGAGAGCATCCCACCGAGCATGACGAAATCTGCACCGCCTCCGAAAGCTTTTGCGATGTCTCCAGCACATGTGCAACCGCCATCAGCGATGATATGACCACCCAAACCATGAGCAGCATCAGCACACTCAATAACAGACGATAACTGAGGATACCCAACACCAGTTTGAATACGAGTAGTACACACACTGCCAGGCCCAATCCCACACTTAACAATATCAGCTCCATTTAAAATCAACTCCTGTGTCATATCACCTGTAACAACATTTCCTGCTATGATAACAAGTTCTGGATGATTTAATCTCAACTGATAAATGAAGTTACTAAAGATTTCAGTGTATCCGTTTGCAACATCTACACAAAGATACTTAACAGCACCATCACTTAGTTCATACACATTCCTAAATTTTAGATAGTCATCATCAGATGAACCAATTGACATTGCAACACCTTCAACTCTAGTTTCTTTAAGTTCTTGGTTATCAGGGTCAAAGAAACTAACTAATTGGTTTACTGAATATGTCTTTACTAGACATGTAAACAAACCTTGTTCTGCAAGTGCATCAGCCATTTCAAACGTACCAACACCATCCATGTTAGCGCCCATAATAGGAACACCAACATACTGAAGGCCACTATTTCTAAATTTAGTAATTCGTACTAAGTCAACATCTTTTCGGGATTTAAGAGTTGATCTTTTAGGACGAATGAGTACATTAGAAAAGTCTAGTTTGAAATCATCTTCGATTTGCATTAACTTACAAGTCCTTTTTGTGGAAGAGCAATACCACTAGTTTGTGAAGTCCAACCATTTGCAACTTCTTCTGATGTTTCAATGTAATACAAAACAGATGTTTTAGCAAAATCAAAATTGCCTTTTGGTTCTGTACCTGTCATTGAGATACCATTGACAAGTCCAACTCCTTGTTGTGTAACTTGAACCATTCTTGGTCTATTAATTACAATAGAACTGAATGTTTCTTCTACAAACTTTCCTACAATTTCTGCACCGTTATTTAAAACGAGTGTCACTACTGTTCCTTTTTCCATTTTATCTACCTTATAATATCAATGTCAGCGTTTCTATTCCAAACCTCAACTTCAGTCCTGATTCTATTATCAGCTTTGAGAGACTCATATCGGTTGATTGCTTTCTTTCTCCACCAATCAACTAGAGTATCAAACTCAAATCTGTCATAGTTCTCTTTCTTCTCCAAAGTATCCGTTTCTAAATTCAAATATTCTTTAACATTTGAATATCCATAATCCGACATAAACTGTCGTTTCTGTTCTGTCAATCCTTTTGCTTCTGCAAAGACATTAACAAACTTTTTATACTCTTCTGGTTCTACATCTTTGAGAGAGGCTTTGATAATAGATACCATCTTAGTTTGTGTTTTAAGTTTTCTGGATGAGGCACCATCATCAACAAGAGATTCGCCATCATTTCTTTTCTTGAACCAATCATTCAAGTTACGAAAGTTAGCATCATTGATAAGTGGTGCAAAATCAGATTCAGTCAAACCTTTAAATCTCAGAATTGGTTTCATACCATCATACATAGAAGAACTTTTAGATGAACCATAAAGTGATGTTGTTTCAAACATGCAGAATGGGCCACCGTACTTTTTGTTCAGTGTGTCTTTTGCGAGATGTGAACAACACATTGCTGCAAGAAGTTTACCACCTAGATAATTAAATCCAAATGGTTGAGTTGGAACAATAGTAAAACCCATAATTGTAGAGTCATTAAATCTTTTCATAACTTCTGGGTTCATGGTATCTAACGGTTTACCCAAAAACAAATTACGAGGTTTAGAGTTAATTGTTGGAGAACCAAATCGAATAAAACCAACAATCTTATTTGAATTCTTTTCGTACACAATCCACTTGAGAGACTTGCCTGGGATTGATGCTTCGACAGCATGTGAAGTCACAATCTCCAAGTAATTAACAAACACTTCTGTAGGAACTTCTTTTACTGCAAATTCCATATCATTAGGATGAATGTTAAAATTATCAAACATATCATCTTCAGGCCCCATGCCTGGCAAAGAGATTGGATAGTTTGACATACGTTCCAACTTTACACGGCGTAAGTAATCATCAATACGACCAAAGTTTGAAAAGTAATCTACAAAAATATTTGCAGCATATAAAGCGTCATCCCGATTTAGTATCATGTAAAGAAATCCTCAAGTGTAGTTTGTGTTCCATAACTTCTATCAATTTGCCATCCAATTTGGTTCATAATAAAAACCAAAGGTTCAACAAACGCTTTATCGAACTGTACATCATAGTCTAAATATTGGTGAATGTCAAGCTCTTTTGGAAGTTTTGTAATAAAAGAAATTACATTAGATTGCATTTTGTTAGGTGTTCTCATATTGAGAAACTTAATCTTGTCACCCTCTTGAATAAGAGGATATTTGTGAGTAAGTTTTTGATTGCGAACATAATGATTATAAAGAATAGCTCCCTTACAATGCATTGGCGCACCTTTCTTGAAAATACCAGAACTGTCACTCCACTTATCAATACCATTCACTGAACGAGGGAATGCAATCTCTTCTGGGGAGAGTTTCATAAACTCTTCACGAAACTCTTGAATGAAGTTGTTTACATCTTTCTCTGTTCCAGACATAATAACTTTTAGTGCCTGTTTAATCTTCTCACGACAGGGTGCAGGCGTTGATGACTTGACTGCCTCAATACCCATAATCTTGAGTTGTGGTTCTTGGTAACGAACACCTTCCACATCCCATGCGTTGAGGATATATCTTTTCTTTGCAGTCCAGATACCCTTGTCTGCAATCACCTCACGTTTCATCTGCATCTTCTGATCGTATGCGTTTACATACGAAGCGAGAGCTTGATAACAGTTATCAATAAAAGGTTCAATTTTCTCTTTAGCAACTCTGTCAAGGAAGTCAACGGCCCGCCCACGATATGAATCTTCCGACTCATTATCTCTCTTTTTAAGCACACTGTCAACCAATCTGTCAAAAGTAATGTATACTGAATCCGTATCTGACGCAATAACATAATCTTCTCCATCAGTTTTCAATAGTTTGTTTAGATAGATGTTTAGGGATTTCTCAATCCAACGAATAGAAAGTTGTCCAGAAGTTGTAATACCTTCTGCAATTCTCAAATCATAATATCTAAACCACTCATTACCAATCGCACCATAAGCAGAGTTCAATGAAATCTTTCGTGCCATTTGGATGTTAGAAAAACGAGATACATCATTTAGATATTTTGGATCTTTTGTATTTTCGTATTGTTGTTTTGCTTCCAACATCTTCTTTTTGTAGATGGTGCGTTCATCATACATTGTCTGCATCATCTCAGGTAAGAAACCTTGAAAATCTTTGTTAAACATCGCACCGTTAGGTGTGAATGTAACAGTTGAAGGAACTAAGTCTCTTGTATTGTATTCTTGGGCAATCAAGTCATCTACAGCAGTATCACCAAGATCAAGTTGATGTTGCAACAAAGTCTCTGGTGAAATATTGTACTGCATAATCAAGTGTGGATATAGACTGTTCAAGTCAAAGGATAGAACCCATTTATGTTGTCCAACTTGTGGATCTTTGACATATGCACCAACATACTTCTCTGACTTTGCAGAACGGCCAGGCTTCTGTGGAATTACAATCTTGCGTTTTAGAAGATGATTATAAATCAATACATCCCAATACTTAACAGAAGTAAATGCATCGGCCATGTTTACCTTTGCTTCATAAGTCATAGTCAAAAGTAAGTCAATCAGTTTCATCTTGTCATCTAGTTTGTCAACAAGTTCAACGTCTTGAATATTATAGTCTAGAAATGACTGATAATCTTTTGTGTACCAATCACGAAATGTTTCATATGGGTTTTCATCTTTACGTTCACCCAACTCTACGAGAGCAATGTGATCAAGTCGATAAGATTCTTGATATGCATATGTAAATTTACGATATAGTTGTAAGTAGTCAAGATCGTTCACACCAAGAATATCATATGCTTGATTTTCTTTACCGTAGTAAACAACCTTACGAGAACTGACAACACCCCAAGGCGAAAGGCGTTTTACAGCCTCCTCACCCATGATTTTGTTAATACGGTTTACAAGATATGGAATATCAAAGAACTCTGTGTTCCAACCAGTGATAACGTCTGGGTGATCGTTCTCCCACCAAGAAACGAACTGAGCAAGGAGTTCACGTTCAGTCTGACACTTAATGTAATTAACATCCTGTCTATCATTGTGGTAGTCGTGCAAACCCCAAACAGTAATGTTACCACTTTGGTGATCTTTAACAGTTATAGACAACATTGGTTCAACAGCTTGGTCTGCAAATGGAAAACCATTCTCACACTCAACTTCAATATCAATTGTTATAATACGAAGCTGTGAACTGTCAAATTGAATTTGTTTTGAATATTTTTCTGAAATGTAAGTGTATGGGAACTGAGTCATACCATACGCAAGGTGAGGTTGATTTTCATACCCAGATATGAATTCTTTAGCCTCTTTGATAGAAAGGAACTTCATTGGACTAACATTTTTGTTGTCCAATGTTTTCCAACCAGTTTCTTTTTGAACTGGTACAAAAAGTGTCGGTTCGTACTTTACTTTGAAGTTGGAACGAATACCGTTCTCAACTGCACGAACCAACAATTGATTACCCCACTGGGCGACATGTGTGTAGAAATTCAAGACATTTTCCCTTATCAACTGTACTCATTATATAACAAAATAGGGGATGTGTCAAGAGAAAAGAGGCAATTGTTCCTCTGAACTGAAATGTTTATTAATCATGTCAACCACATCTTGTGCATCGGCAATCTTAATTAGTTCTGCTTCTACAGCCTCTGCGATATCAGAATGTTCACCAATACCGGCAGGGTTCTTTAGATAGACTGCAATGTTCGCTTTGTGCATTGCAATCTTGCCTTCATTTAGTTTTCTTATTGCATCAAGTAGCATTATATACTCCAATTTTTTCTATTCATAAACATAGACAATATCTCTTTTGTGATACTTCTTTTCTGATCTTTAATTAATGGTTTTGATGCAGCACTATTAAACACTGCCTCGATACCCATAAGTCCAGGCGTAGAATTTACCTCAATAAGATATGGTTTATCTTTATCTCTGTTCTTGGCGGGAATAAAGTCAACTCCGACCATCATTCCGTCCACTGCTTTAGCTGCCCGAATTGATTCTTCTTTTTCTAATTCAGTCAACTCATGTATCTCTGGTTCAGAACCTTGAGAAACATTACTTCTAAAGTCACCACCGATAACAGGGCGTTTCATTGCACCCAATATTTGTCCAGCGACAACAATAACTCTAACATCGTAATCTGTCTTAACATATTCTTGTAGAATGATATCTACATATTCATCTTCTCTATATAGAAGTTGTACAATACTGTGAAGAGATTTTAAACTCTCAATCCACATTACACCAACACCTCTAGAACCTGTAGAAGTTTTTAGAATCATAGGAAACTTGTTTCCTAGTTTTTCTGCGGCCGCCTCGGCACCTTCTGCATGTCTTACTAGAACTGTTTTGGGGGTATTAAAGTTTTCTCTTTGAAACACAACTTGGTTAAACCATTTGTCTCCACAGATATCGTGGCATCTTGTAGAATTGATTACTGTATAACCTTCATGTTCAAGATTATTAATAGTTACCCACCATGAACGGTTTCCAAGTTTTGTTGTAGAACCAAGTCCTCTAGCCATAACTAGAGTGTCTTTTGGATTAATCTTAAAAGGTTTTTCGTATTCTGCATCTGACTTCATTGTAGGAAGTTCTGCCTTACCTTCATCATTAACTGCAAAAGAATATACTAGTTTACTGTCTCCATCAGATTCCATATAAGAACCAGACAACTCAGCAAGATACACTTCAATACCCATTTTAGATGCAATCTTACGAATCATAGGCCCTGTTTCGTTAGGGTCTAGTGGATCGTCATGCGAAAGGATAAGAAGTTTATACTTCTGTTCTTTTGGTTCTTCTACAATGAAATTTGAAAAAGATTGTGTCAATTACGATTCTCTCTTCTTACCAATATTGTATTTTGTTTCCAAAATCCATTCATCTTTTTCTTTAAAGGCAATAACTTTAATTTGTGATAGTGGAGCTTTCGGTTCTGAATCTCCAACGATTTCTACCAGACCCCAATCACCCAAAAGTCCAGCGATTGAATTTCTGCGAGAGATATCGTTCTCATTTAGATTAGTGTCTTTACCATCAAGTGCAAAGAGTTCCTTGAAATGGACAATGTAGTACTTGCCTTGTTTATGTAGGATATGACAAGACTGATAGAGTTTTCTCTCTTTACGAGATGCAACTCCAATACGAGACAAGGTCTCACGAACCTTCAAAAAGTCATCTGGTTCATTAAGTTTAACTTCTAGCATCTTCTCAGGATGCCATTCAATTTCATTCATTTTCTTCCACCTTTATTCAAACTATTTTTAATAGTGGTTATCTGGTCATCATTTAGTATTGATAGTGCTTGTTTCGCTTTCTCATTACTATAACCATAATATTCTTTTATATACTCCAAGTTTTTCAACTTATCGGCTTTCACCCAAGGTGCATATCGTTTCTTGGGTCTAATAGTATTTAGTAAAAAGTCATATTGTAGTTTTGAATCTAGGTGGTGTCGTTGATTCATCTCATTAACTAACATTATAGTGTCATTGAAAGGTGCCAGGCACTTGTTAATGATATAGGGGGAATACTTCTTCTCCCACATAGGGTCATCTGATTCTAACAGATGTTCCTTTGTTTCGTTAAGAGATTTAAGATAGTCTTTTAGTTCATAAGTCATTTCCAATTTACCTGTGTCATAACCTCAATCATATATGCAAGCATATTGATTTCTTGGTCAGCGACAAATGCAGACTTATAAGAATAATCTGCTGTTGCGAGAACAAGATGAGGAACAGTGGCTGGTTGGACTTCTTCATAGAGTGTATCATATATTTTACGATACATACGAGCTGGATCATTGTCCAGATTGTTTGCAACCCATTTACGAATAGACTTGAAGTCTTTCTCTTTGAGAAAAGTTGACAAGTCTTTCATATTCGTTTCTGAAATATTGACTAGGATACCAGCATCAATCATACCAGATGCAGAATATCTTTGCAATTCATTCAGAACCCTACGCCAGTCTGGGAAGTGTTTTTCCACAACACCAGCGACAGCCTTTGGTTCATACTGAACATTTTCTTGTGCGAGAATATCCTGTACACGTTTGAAGAACTGTCCAGCAAGTGTTGGTTTTTCTGAAGTTGGAATACGAAACTCCACAACAGAACATCGACTATGCAAAGGTTCTATGATACGGTTCTTGAAGTTACATGTAAGGATGAACCCACAGTTCTTGTGGAACTCTTCAATAAACCCACGCAACGCAGGCTGAGTTGATTGTGGATTTAGATAATCTGCCTCATCCAAGATTACAAACTTACGATTACCATCCATAGAAACAGTAGACGCAAAGTTCTTAATCTTGTTTCTGAGAACATCAATACCCGATTCTTCAGAACCGTTTATCATCATAAAGGTGGCACCGATTTCATTCAACATTGCTTTTGCAACAGTTGTTTTACCAACACCAGGCCCGCCAGACAGTAGTAGATTTGGAATATGTTTATCATCCACAAACTGCTGGAAGGTTTTCTTTAGGTCTTCAGTGAGAATACACTCACCAATTTTCGATGGGCGGTATTTCTCCACCCACAACATCACATCATTCATAATATATTTCCTTCTGGTTTAGGATGCTTCTAGAGCAATAAAGTATTCAACTGGTTTGTTCACATTTACAAAATGTGAGATACCTTTTTGAGATACTTCTACCTTGTAATCACCAGAAAGAAGTTTGAGGTTTTCTACTTTGAAATAGTAGGTGAAGTCATTTGGTGAATTTTCCCCAACTGCAACACTATAATCGTTTGATGTATCATTCTTACGATCAGTTACAGTCAATTCAATCTTACCACCAGCTTTGCCAGTCAAGACAACATCTGGAACACCAAGGACAGCAGATGCCTTTAGGATTTTATCGAATGTGCTTTGAGTAAAGACAAACTCCACATCAATAGAAGGCATTGTGATTTCTGTTTTTGGTGCAGTCACAATAGATGGATCACTAAACATATATGTGAGATTACTTCCACCACCCTCTTCATTTAGACTAACACTCTTCTCATCAAAGGATAGTATTGGGTCTTTAAACAAGGACAATGCAGACAAGAATTCATGTAAGTCATAAATTGCAAATTCATTGTTAAATGTGTCAGGGATAGTTGCTTTGGATACAATGTTCTTCATTGCAGACATTGTTCCAATTGTGTTACCATTCTTTACCAGAAGATTCTGGTTAATGGTTGAAAAGTTCTTTAGAACTTCACGAGTATCATTACTAAGCTTCATCAATATTTTCTCCATAAGTGTCGTGATTGTGAAGTGCCATTATACCATAATGGATCACCTTTAGCAAGTCTTTTCTGTTCTTGCCATCTTTTTTTCCGTATCGTTGTGAATATTTTAAAATATTACCAATACAGAAACCTTCTCCATGGCCCGAGTCCATGATGAATTCTGTTGCTTGAAATTTGTTGTGGGAGTAGTGTTGACTATATGTTTCATCAATATAATCTTGCAACTCTGCAAGAATCAAATCTTCTGAATACTTGTAGTCTATGTAGTCTTTATATATTTTCACAGTTTTTCATCCTAAGTTCAATTACACATAATATAACATAAAAGAGCGCCCCTGTCAAGAGGCGCTCTCACACATTTTACTTGATTTTAATCAGGCGAGGTTTCTTTTCCTCTGGAATGATTCTTTCAAGTTCAATGTTTAACAACCCATTTTCAAAGGTTGCACCTTTTACTACCACATCATCAGAGATGGTGAAAGTTCTTTTGAAGGCACGATTTGAAATACCTTTGTGTAGGTATGTTGCATCGTCCACAACTTCACTCTCATCTTTTTCTTTGGTTTTGATTGAAAGGACATTTTCCTTGGTTTCAATCTCAATATCATCCTTACCAAAACCAGCTACTGCAATCTGAATTGCGTAGTCAGAATCAGAAAGTTTTACGATATTGTAAGGTGGGTAGTTTGTTGTTGTAACAAAACTATCGTCAAATAGTCTGTCAAACATTCTGTCGAAACCGACAGAGTAGGTTTTAACCCTATCAAAAGGGTCTGTAAGAGCTGTATTTACCATTTGTTTCTCCTTTATTAAGCAAGATACAGTGTGATACCCATTCGGCGTATCACCATTATTTATAATGACGGTTTTTGGGGGGATACCGACAAACCCTAGTTTGCGACACAGAGTAGGTATATTTTGTGTCATCAGGGCGACTTACGAATTGCACCCTATATTATATATGCATGAAAGTGGAATTTTTCAACCCCACTTTCAAACTTTTTTATGCAGCCTCAGCGTATTCAATCGCTTTGTCGAGGGCATTCAACTTCACCTTACGGTTACGTCCATACCAAGATGAAACCAAACGTCCATCGTTAGAACGTCCTTGAAGGTGGTCTGTCATGTGAGTGACAGAGTTAAAGGCAGTCCACCAAGAACCTTGTGCAAAGTTAGCACCAGGCTGGGTATCCAAGTTCTCAAAGGCAATCTTTGCGTTACGAGAAGTGAAAGGAACTACATTGTCTACTTTCTCTTTTGCAGGCGCACCAAATACTTCATTGAAGTACTGGATTACGTTATCAGAAGTATAACGCTTTCCACCAAGGAATTCTGCCATAGATTTGTATTGTTCCATTTTCTCACGAGCAATACCCATCTGTTGTTTCACTTCATCTGCATCAAATGCTTTACGGTGATTTACTGTAACCATTTGGTCTGCATTTTGTGAAAGTGAAAGGGTAAGAGTGTTGTTACAAACCACACGAATTGGTGTCATACGAATGTTAATCGCTTTACCAAACTGGTGTGGGTTTGAGAACAAGAAGTAGTTCTCTGTTACATCACCCTTGAAGAGTTCAAAAGATTCTTTGGTTTTTGCAAGAGCCCAAACAATCTGTCCATCTTTCAGTGAACCAGCAGTGTGCATTTCCATGTCACCAGCCATCACATACTCATGGAAGAATTCAAACGCTTCTGAGTTTTGAACAGGGTTCCAACCTGTACCAACAACATCTAAAATAGAACCATCAGAGGAACGAACAAGTGCCTCTTTGTTCTTTACTACAGTACCAGATGGAGTCATCAGTTTTTCTTTTGTGACTGTCCAATCAAGTCCAGCAACTTTCTGGAATTGGTCTGGTGTGAGGTCTGCTTCAACCTTTGTACCAAGTCCATGCCAAGGAAGTTCACCAACATAGGCCATCTGTGCCTGTCCATTTACGATTTCAAGTTCGTGTGCCATAATATAATCTCTCCTAACGAGTTGTTTTCCTAACTTACCTATACAGTATATGTTGTTTTAGGAACAAAGTCAAGATGTTTTTAAAACTTTTTTTATTTTTTTCTTAGCTTTTTTCAATGCCATATCTAATTTCAGTCTAGATGCATACATGGTGAAGTTCTTACCTTCCATATGGTCATACTCATGTTGAAAGATTCGTGCAGTTATACCCGAAAATCCAGCGTTTCTTTCAATCCCATCAATATCCAAGTAACTAAAACGAATCACTTTAGGACGTTTCAAATTCAAGAACACATGAGGATATGTCAAACACCCTTCAACAAAATACTCTGTCTCTTCTGATGCCCATGTAATTTTAGGATTGAAGAAGATGGTTCCTTCTCTTTTGTCCATGTCTGTAATCATAACAAATGCACGAATGGGAAGTCCACACTGATTCGCTGATAAACCAATACCCCCATGATGTTGCATAGATTCTATCATATTATCATACAAATCTCTTGGTGTCAAGTCATATTTTTCTTTTAATTCTTCAAATGTGATATTGGGCAATTCCACACGCAAAAGTTCTTCAGTAGGCTTTAATAATTCATATATCATGTTCTTCCCCAAAATTCTATAGGTTTTACTTGTTCTGTGTCATGGAAGAGATACCAACAACAGTTATCTTTCCCAACACTCTTACTTCCTTCAATCCATTTAACTCTTCCTATACTAACAACTTTTTTCAACATTGTCAAGTAGGGAATAGATTGTTTTGTATGTATCCAATCTGCATCAAACAATAACCATGTTGGAGCTTGTGGTGCAAAGTGTTCAATCAGTGGATGAAGTATTTTTCGATTCCAAGGTGGATTTGTAATAATCAAACCACTCTTAACATTTACATCAAATGCATCCAACAACATAACGTCTTGACGTTGTGGTTCTATATCAGATAGGTGATTGCACACACCACCATGTAGAACCAGATGGTCGTACAACCTACCGTCACCAGCACACGGTTCAACAAAGGAGAACCACTCTGGCAAGTGTGCAACTAGAGGAAGTACAGCTTCATATGGAGTTGGATAGAAATCTCTTTCTACTCTTTCAAAATCACTGCGCTTACCCATTATACAACCATATGACTAAAGTTCTTTTCTTTCTTAAACTGAATGACACTTCTGAACTTGTCAATCAAAATGTCTTGTTTATGAGAAATAACAAATACATTCTGTTTATCAAAAGTACCCAAAATCTTTAAGAAATCATCTGTACCAGCAGTATCCAAAGACGAATCAAAAATCTCATCTAAGATAAGAAGATTTGTATTCGTTGAGTTTTTCATTTTTGCAATAGCTCTCCATGTAAAGAGTAGTGCAAGGTCGATACGCATCTTTTCACCTTCTGAGAATGATGCATAAGAAAACTCATCTCTAAAACGAGACTTGATTGTTTCTTGAAAGTTTTCATCAATATTAAAGTTGACAAAGAAATCCATTGAACTGAGATATGTATTTACCAACTTATTCATAATTGGTAAGTATTGTTTTACAATCTTTGTTTTAATGCCACTGTCCTGTAGAAGATTACGAGCCACATCAATATAGAACTTATCTTCATTAAGTTTTGTTTGTAGTTCTTCAATAACTTTGAGACTACCTTTAAGTTCATCTAACTTTGTCTTATCTTCATCTGATACAGAACCAGACTCATAGGTTTCAATATCTTTCTTTAAACGAGAGTTAAAGGTTTCAAGTTCTTTAATAGATGCACGAATTTTTGCAATCTCCACATCATGTTGACGAATAGTTTCCAGATTAATCAAAATAGTGTTTAGTCTATCCTGTTCTTTTTGTTCCATTGATTCGACTTGGGTGATTGCTTCTGTGAGTTCTCCAATTTTGGTTGTTCTGGAATCAATCTGCGTCTGCTTTGTTGAATTTGTGATTGTCTGTTCACATGTCGGGCATTCTGAGTTGTTCTGGAAAAAGTTGATTTGTTTCTCATGTTCTCCTCGTTTGTTTTGTAATGCAGATTCGGTTCTTGTTAGTTCTTTAAGTTTTTGTTCTCTTCTTGTCTTTTCCTCAATATCGACAGATAAGCTTTCCTTCTCATCAGAGAGAGTTTTAATTTTTTCTTCTTTTGCCGCAATGTTTGTTTCATTATCACTAACCTTAGTTTTATTTTCAGATATAATAGAACTCTTATTGTTAATTACATCTTTAATAAATTTCTCTTGCAGAACAATCTTTTCTTTTGTCAAGTCTCGTTGATATTCCACATTACGAATTTCATCATTAAGATCCTTTGTTTTACTTTTCAACAAAAAATTCATTAACGAGAAAATCTTGATATCCAAGATATCTTCCACCACTTCACGGCGGGCTTTGGTAGACAACTGCATAAATGGAACAAATGTAGAAGAACCAAGAATAACAACCTGTGTGAAAGAACGATAGTTCAATCCCAAAATTTGTTGTTCTAGATGTTTCTGATAATCTCTTGCATTCGCATCTTGATTAATCATTTGTCCACCAACCCAAACTTCAAACTTGTTTGGTTTGATGCCACGAATAACTTTTACCTCTTTATTACCAGCAGTAAACTCAACTTCAACCATAGCAGAACCACCGTTGACTGAGTTTACAAGTTGTCCTTTAGAGATATTACGGAAAGGTTTATTGAACAGACCAAAACAGAGTGCATCCAAAATTGTGGACTTACCAGCTCCGTTTTCGCCTATGATTAGTGTAGTCGTATTTCTATCCAACTGCACTTCAGTAAATTGGTTTCCAGTTGAAAGAAGGTTCTTCCAACGTACATATTTAAAAGTAATCAAAGTTCCAAATCACTCGCTTCTACATAGAGAGACTTCATCATGCTGGTGAGTCTCTTCTTATCCAAAGTAACATCAAGTTCATCAATGTATCTCTCAAGCAACGTCATCGTATCTTCTGCATTCTCAATGATTGCATCGTCTACATTTGTTGCATCAAGTTCACTAAAGTCCTCAACAATTTTTATTTCATGGGCTCCAGATTCAGATAGAACCTTGTCGATAAACCTATCGAACTGATAGAAATCTTTCTTATTAACAACCACAATTTTAACAAACTTTTCCCTCAATGTCAAGACATTAAAGTTAGAATAATCCATAGTGGTGTCATCATAATATACCTTTTCAAATATGGTATGTGGATTTAGAATGTATTCAAGTTCCCTTGTATCTGTGTCAAAGATATGGAAACCTTTGGTTTCGTTATGGTCACTCCATGTCATCTGATAGGTATTGCCAAGATAGTAAACCTGGCCGTCATCAGACTTCTTGTGAAAGTGTCCACTCATTACAGTGTCAAACTTTCTGAACATATCTTTTGGATAACCACCCTCACAGAAATGTCCAGCGTGCATCTCAAAACCATTCAGTTCTAAGTGTCCCATACAGATTTGTGCATAAGTCATTTCAATACTTCTCATTGCACGTTCATAGTTTTCTGCATTTATCCAAGGCATGAAATGAATACCGACACCATCGAACTCTTCAGTACATGGCCCATCATAACATTTGATATTTGGATATTTTTCCTCGCCTGGCCCACCAAGCAGTTCATACAAAGAGTTTACCTCATTTGTATTTTTATAGTAGGTATCATGGTTTCCTACCATCATGTGAACATCTAGTTTTCTGTCCACA